GCTGGTAACTTGGATGACATTTCCAACCTTGATGGCAAGACGCTTGCTGCTGGGGCTGGCATTGGTGGTATCTTTACCAAAGTTCAAATTAGCTCTGGTACAGTTATTGCGTATTACGCATAATGTCGCAGTTCCGATCTACTGGTGGGTTAGATGACTCGATTGCCGATGCAGGTGATCGTGGGTTCTATGGTGTGAACCAGAGATTGCAGCTCAACCAGTTGGAACCGGGTGAGGTAAGGGAAAGCCTTAATGGTCGCATGGAGGGCTTCTGGAGGCCGCGCAAGAGCGTGGTGTCTGTTAGCCCTGTGCTGACTACTGGAGGTGCTCCGTTGAACCTTCCGTTCCACATCCTTCCTAGCCCATTCTACTTGGCTATTACCGCTGTGTCATATTCCGCTGATGTGGTAACTATCACCGTGGCTGGACATGGAATCATAGTTGGACAAGTTGGCAACCTTACGGTTAGCGGTATCACCTTTACTGGTACGGACAACAATGGGGTTAAGGCTGTAACTGCGGCTACCATAAACACATTGACCTTTCCTGTTACTGGTGTGACCGCTGTAGCACTAGGAGCAACTCCAAGGATTACCCAGATCAACATCAACGATGCCACCGCCAGCGATGTGTTGGCATCCTGCATGTTCTCTGACCCTAACGAGTCCAACAAGGAATACATCATTGTTGCGCTGGAGACTCTGGCGAAGAAGATCGACCTTTCCACGGCACCCTACACAGCAACGACTATCCCGTATCCCGTGGGAGCCACCGTTGGGAGTAACTGCGATATGCTGCAGTGCTTCGACAAGGTGATGATCATGCGGGATGGGCAACAAGCTCTTGAGTGGTATCCTAATGGCAGGAGCATTATTTCAGCGTCTCAGAGCGGAAGCACAACAGTTACCGTTCGCGTTAAGGATCACGGGTTAACCGTTGGGGCATCCGTGGTGATTTCTGGGTTAACTGAAGGCACTCCTCCTAATGGCACATTTACGGTTGCCTCTATTGTCGACAAAGACCAATTTACCTTTATTGGGACTACTAGCCAAACCGTTACTTTTGGCGTTACCAATGGAAACATGGCGGATGGGTTCACCCTCTCCCCAGCAGGCCCATATAGCCAACCACAGACATTTAATGCAAACGGCTTAAACATTAAAGCCCTTGATGGGCTGGTAACTGTTTATGTTGAAAACAACCTTACCATTAGTGCTGGTGATGTTGTTTTAATTTACGAGGTAACCATACCAGAATTCACCTCGATTCTAAATAAATCATTTCAGGTAACGAGGGCAACCATTAACGAAATCGAGTTTTACGCCCCTGTCCCAAACTACACAATAGATGTTGTTTCCGCTTCTCAAACTGGCACAACCGTTACAATGGTTGTTCGTGGACACGGGTTTAATACTGGGGACTCAATAAAAGTGGAAGGGCTTACTGGCACTAATGGCGGAACAATGCCTAACGGAACACAAACCGTCACCAGTATAAGTGGCGACCAATTTACATATACCGCCACCGCAGCGTTGCCATACTACACAATAGCAACCCCACTTAACATTACCGCTACCACTATTCCCTCTACAGGTACGGTTGAGGTTGATATTGCTGGGCATGGACTTGGCTCTAGTGGATGGGCAACAATTAGCGGATACACTGGAGCAAATAGTTACTTGAATGGGAGCTATCTCTTCACGAGACATAATACTGATAAATTGCGTTTTAGTGTTAGTGGAATTACTACAGTTTTAAATCAAGCTGCAGTGCTGTCTCAGATGACCTACAACCTTACGACCACCTCGGCAACTGCTTTAAATCCAGATAGGGAGTCTGAGCAGATTGAGGTTGGTGGTAGATTTTCTGTTGGCGGTGGATTCATGCACCAACCGGGCGCACCTTGGGCTACCTACTTCCAGCGCAGGTTGTTCGTTCCGTTCTACTACTCCCAGTCTGGCACTTTTAGCGCACCAGTCTACACTAGTAGGAAGATTTCCGACGAGATCGCGGTTTCCGACCTACTGGACACTACGACCTTTGACCAGATCAAGAATCAGTTCCGTATTACTGGCGGAACTGCCGACTATGTGGTGGCAATGCATGGGTTTTATGACGATGCTTTAGTGGTCTTAAACCGCAATAGCCTCCACCTTGTGGCACGGACTCAAGGAAGCCTGTCTGACACAGTGGTAAAGGAACTTACTAGCGAGGTTGGGTGTTTGGCTCGCAAGACGGTGGTCATGCAGGCTAACAACATGCTATTCTTGGCCGACGAGGGCATTTACGGGCTTACCTTCCTTAACGATTACAACCTTCGAGGTACGGAGGAACCGCTTTCCAAGAACATTCAGCCGTACATCGACCGCATTAACAAGAATCTTGCGGATGATTCGGTAGCAGTTTACTTTAACAACCGCTATTACATCGCAGTCCCGTTGGACTCTGTGGCTGGGGGTAATGATGCCCGTGGGAATAACGCGGTTCTGATCTACAACTTCTTGAACAAGGGATGGGAATCGCTGGATACCTATGGAGATTCTAGGTTTCTGATTAAAAACTTCATCACGGCAAGTGCTGGGGTGCGGAATAACCTATATGCCGTTAGCTCCAATGGCGGCTTGCACCAGATTGACGCTGCAGACTCGTCCACAGACCGCTTGAGCGTTACGAATGAAAGCACAGATGTGGTCACCCCCACGATTAACTCGTATGTGACCAGCCGTGGGTACGACTTCAAGACCCTTGAACGCAAGAGGTTTACAGACGCACAAGTTCAAATGCAGAACCTAGCTGGAGAAACTGGCGAGTACGATATTGCGTTTGCTACTGAAGACCCAGACTCCGCAGAAAGCATTGGAACTACTACTACATTCCTTGGTGGTCAGATTCTATCACCCAGCAGCCCGAACGAGGCTGAAACCGCAAGCATTAGGTGCAGACTTGGTGGTCAGCGTGGCTATACTGGGACTATCACATTGACAAGGACTATCGGCTCACCTAAGATCCACTCTATTCAAGTGGCGGGTTCCATCACTAACAGACAAATTCTATCACAAAAATAACATGGGCGTTGTAAATACAACCTACACATTCTTGGGTACTGACACAATTACCAGTTCCAAGCTGAATAACATCATTGATGAAACGACATTTACTGGTGACGCGATCCAAGGAACTACCTTGCAGATTGTGTCTCCGGGCAAACTCGCCGTGTCTGCTGGTGGCATTACCTCTAATGAGCTTGCTTCCAATTCGGTTGTCACCGCAAAAATACTTGACTCCAATGTAACCACCGCGAAAATTGCTGACTCCAATGTAACCACAGCAAAAATCGCTGACGCTAATGTTACTCCAACAAAATTAAGTGAACCATTTACATCTGGAACTGCTGTTACAGCATCTGGGTCTAGTATTGATTTTACATCCATTCCATCATGGGTTAAAAAAATAACAATTATTATTAACGAGATTTCAACAACAGTAAATTCTCCAGTTTTAATTAGAATCGGCACATCAAGTGGAATTGAGACAACTGGATATTCTACAACAATTTCAAATATTGCTTCAACAGCTGGAACTGCTTCATATACAATTGGCTTTTATGCAAGCACTACGCTAGTATCCAGTAGAAATTTAACTGGTATAGCTTCAATATGTTTAGTTGGGTCTAATACATGGATTTCTTCTTATGTTGGTAATGATGGTTCAAATAGTATAATTAGCTCTGGTTCTAAAATTTTATCATCAACGCTAGATAGAATTAGCTTGGTCGCGACAGCTGGGTCTTTTGATGCCGGGTCTGTAAATATAATTTATCAATGAACCAGCACCTAGCTAAAGCAATAGCAATTTATGAACAAGAAGGTATCGACTTCCAACAACTTCTCACATGGCACTTGTGTCATGGCGTTGTTGTTTGCGATATGGATTGTTTTGCTTTTGGCTTTAGTGCGTTCAGCGAAAACCCAAATCAAGCAGTACATGTCGATGACGGGGACACCTTGTTTGTCACATTTACAACAGGAGACATGCGCGGATCATTGCGTAAATACATCCAAAACTACGACTTTATTGCATTCCAACGCAGCTTCAAAGGTAGTGACCGCATAAGAGTACACGACATGTGCAAATTTTATTCAAAGTTAAAAGAAAGTTAAAATTATGGGAAGTAAGCCCGGCAAAGTAGAAGCACCAGAGTTCAATCCAGCTCAGGATATTAGGAAGATGCTAAACGCATATCGGAAGTCAATGCCCGGTATTTTATCGTTTGAGCAGCAATATCGCCCACAGTTTCAAGACCTCAATCTTCAAGATGTTTCTCGGTTTGGCCTAGGTTTGCTTGGCATGTCTCCAGAGTTCACCCAACAGACAGCACAACAACTTGGAGCGGCGCGTGAGGCTGAACTCGGTCAGATGACTGGGCAGGCTGGGCTTACCCGTGGTTTAATGGCAGGTTTGTCACCAGAGCAGGCGAGTTCAGTACAACAAGCGCAACAAGAGTCACAACGCGCATATGCCGCCGCACAGGGAGTTACTCCAGAGCAAAAGCGCATGTACCAGCAAGCCGCCAGAGAGGGCGCACAAGCCGCTGGTCGCGTTGGCGGCAACTACGCCATTGCTTCTGAGATCATGGGTCGTGAGGACATGATGGCGCGGAAGCGAGCAGAAGCGGCACAGGCTGGACAACAAGCGTTCAATCTTGCAGGTCAGTTCTACACCGCGCCTGGGCTTCAGCTTCTTGGTAGCCAACCACTCTCTTACCAAGTTGGAAACCAAATGATGGGTCTTGGTCTTGACGCTATCGGTGCTGGTAAACCTCAACTCTTCGATGTTGGGTCTGCGCTTAATCTTGGTGCTGCTAACAGGCAAAATCAACTTGCAGCTGCTCAAGCTAATGCTCAAGCTAAAGCTATGCAGAGGGCCGCAATGTTCAATGCAATTGGAGAAATAGGTGGATCTGTTACTAAAGCAGTTGGGGCAGGAATGGGTTAATTAAAAAAAATCATAATAATATGCCATACGGACAAGGACAGATGCTAGGAGCGGGTGTAGACCCACGGATGTTTGTGCAGGATTACTCTGGCTTCACAAGGGCTGCGGAGATCCAAGCACAGG